GGTATTAAAGAATTTAAGACCAAAAAAAGGGAGACCCGAAGGTCTCCCTAAAGATGTTGCTGTGTTACTTAGCCTTACTGTTTATTACCTCGAAGGCTTTTGCTGCACGTTTACATGTAGCCCTAGCAATGTCGATCACTTGCGTACATGCGTTTATCATTGATTGCTGGTGCAGATCTGGTTTTTCTATTGCCTGATAAAAGGCTAATCGAGGAGCGAAATGGTAAACATCTCGTTCGTATGAGGTCTCGATATTCTCTAACGCGCTGATACCGGCCAGCTCTTCTACGCCTTTCGTTATAGCGTCGTTATAACTTACCTCGTCGCGCTGCTGTGATACTGGTGGCCGTCCTTGTTTCTTTTGATTGCCAGTCACCTTTCCGCCAGCCCCGCGTTTCTTAGGCGCTTTCCGTTTATCAGTTATACCTGTTTTGAGGAAATGCCGATAACTATCCATTTCGCGTTTAACCATTGTATTGATCCCGTCCTTAACCTTTTTCATGGTTAAATTGCATCCTGCTAGTTTAGCGGCATTCTTTAAGGTCGGCTCTGCTAATTCTGCTATAAGTCTACCTTCTAGGTTATTCTTAGCGTCGAAGGTAGCAATGGCGATTCCTCGAAAGGCGTCACGTGCTAGCGCGACCTTATCCAATGGTACGCGCTTTTCAATCGACTTATAGAATTTAGCGCGACTCTCTGCTGCCTTCAATCCATCGGTAAACGCGGTAACGCCTTTACTATGCTGCGAATCAGTTAAGGCAAGCGCTATAGGTTTCTTAGCAGTAGGTTTCTTAACAGTAGGTTTCTTTTTCATACGTATTACTCCAATAGGTGACTACAAGTGTAGTCAGTTATGCGCGAAAGTGCGCGATATCGTATAGACCTGTTTGCCTAAACGATGGTGCTATTAGACCTTATATAAACATGTTTAGGTAGTGTGTTTTGCATTCTTTATGTATCCCCTGTTTTATATAGGGAGGCGCTTAATTAGACCCCACCCCCCACCCCTACCAACCGTTTAGTCAAGGACACCCCCCGCGCGGTCGTACATACTAGTACGCAGAAATAAATTACAATTCCCCACAGAAATGACCCCCACCCCTCTTTTATACAAACGTGTCTACCTAGACCCCACCCCTTTGTTTCACGTGAAACCACCCCTATAGGAGTCCCAACAGTCTGTTGCAAAAATAATTTTTCGTAACTATACTTCGCAAAACAGCTTAATAGCTTGCAAAGGTGCGTAGCAGATGGCTTTAGCCCTCACTCCTGAATTCGGTATCGAAATTCCTGATAATGTTCCTTACATGGATCTGCGGGTAAGAGCCGAAGCAGCCTGTAACACAATAAAAGAATTAGAGAAACACGGTCTCGACACTACCCCCACTGATATAGATAACGAAGTAGCGGCTACGTTACTTAACTCTTATGCTGCCGATGTTGAGAAAACCTCTTCTGCGGTAACCAACCACCGATTCAGTGACCTTACCCCTGCTGCTATTATTCAGACTAACGAGATAGTGAAAGAGTTTGGGCAAGTCGTAGCGGCACAAGCGGCTGAAATTAGGAACATGGTGGTGAACAAACTTATTCTGGAAACAGAAAGTCAGAAAGATAGTACCCGCATACAAGCGTTGATTAGTTTAGGTAAGATGACTGAGGTAGGTCTTTTTACGGAACGTAAAGAAATTACAGTAACTCATCAGAATGCCGATGAACTCCGTGAGAAGTTACGGGAAAAACTTGAAGTGTTGAAGAAGAATGCGGATGGAGTGTACGAAGTGGTAGGGCATGACTCCAACACATAACCCCGCTGCTTACAATACTGACTTAGGAGTACTCCCTACAGCGTCTTCTATTACTTTTACCCCTGAAGATATTGATCTTCTTCTACAAAACCTAAACACTTACTCTCCAGAAGAACAAGAAGAGATCCTTAAAATTGTAGAAGAGTTAGAGGTTCAACAACGTGCGGAAGCGGCGTATAAAGATCTAATAGAATTCTGCAAACAGATGCAGAGTGACTATAAAGTAGGAAAACACCACAGGATACTAGCCGATCTTTTGATGGAGATTGAGCAGGGTAAAGAGTACGACGAGGAAGGAAAAGAGCTAACTCCTTTAGGTAAGGACAGGATATGTGTCAACATGCCTCCTCGTCATGGTAAAAGCCAACTTATTTCTATCTATTTCCCTGCATGGTTCTTAGGACGTAACCCCGACAAAAAAGTATTGATGGTGTCGCATACCACTGATTTAGCTGTAGATTTTGGTCGTAAGGTGCGTAACCTTATTGCTACCCCGGAATACCAAGCAATCTTCCCCACTGTAAAACTAGCGATAGATTCAAAGTCAGCAGGACGATGGAACACCAGCGTGGGTGGTGAATACTTCGCTTGTGGTGTGGGTTCAGCCCTTGCGGGACGCGGTGCTCACTTGCTGCTCGTTGATGACCCACACAATGAGCAAGACATCATTAATGGAAACTTGGATGTTTTTGATAAGACGTATGAGTGGTTTACCTTTGGTGCTCGTACACGTCTGATGCCCGGAGGTCGCATAGCTATCGTACAAACAAGGTGGCATCTGGACGATTTGACAGGGCGTGTGGTTCGGGACATGTCTCAAAATGAGTTATCCGATAAGTATGAGGTAGTGGAGTTCCCTGCAATTCTTGAAACTAAGAATAAAACTAACCCAGAACAGATAGTTGAAAAACCGTTGTGGCCAGCGTTTTTTGATTTGGATGCTCTCTATCGCACGAAAGCTTCTATGCCCGTGTTTCAGTGGAACGCCCAATATCAACAGAAACCCACCGCAGAAGAGTCGGCGTTAGTAAAACGTGAGTGGTGGATGACATGGGAGCAGGAAGATCCCCCTCAATGTGAGTATTTGATAATGACGCTTGACGCAGCGGCTGAAAAGAACAACAGGGCTGACTTTACGGCACTTACTACGTGGGGTGTATTTTTCCATGAAGAAGAGAACTGCCATTGTATTATTCTCCTTAACTCAATTAAAAAACGTTTGGAATTCCCAGAGTTAAAAGAATTAGCTATGGAAGAGTATGAAGAGTGGAACCCGGATGCGTTTATTGTAGAGAAGAAAAGTAGTGGTACACCGCTGTACCAAGAGATGCGTAGGTCAGGTTTGATGGTGCAAGAATATACACCACACAGAGGGTCAGGTGATAAAACAGCGCGTTTGAACTCAGTTGCTGATATAGTACGTTCAGGATTGGTATGGGTTCCACAAACACGTTGGGCAGAAGAGTTAGTAGAAGAAGTAGCAGGATTTCCCTTTATGTCTAACGATGACCTTGTGGATACAACTATAATGGCACTCATGCGGTTCCGACAAGGGGGGTTTATTACACTTCCATCCGATGAACCAGAAGAGCAGCAATATTTTAAGCAGCGTAGAGGCGGGTACTACTAATGGCTATTGAGAAAAGTTTATTTGCAGGACCACAAGGGGAAGATGTCGAGGTGGTAGAGCAGTTGGAGATTGCTATTGAGCCAGAGGTAGTAGCTCTGGAAGATGGCGGTGTAGAGATAACGCTAGTCCCTGACATGGTAGACTCGGACATTGCCAATGCGCCATTTGATGCCAACCTTGCGGATTACATGGATGATGGGCAACTTAATGAATTATCTAGTAATTTAATAGAAGCGGTGGATGGGGACATAGGCTCACGCCGTGATTGGGCTGAGACTTTTGTTAAAGGTCTGGAAGTTCTGGGGTTTAGCTACGAGGACAGGACTGAACCTTGGGAAAATGCCTGTGGTGTATACAGCACAGTACTCGCTGAAGCGGCTATACGGTTCCAAGCAGAGGCCATGAGTGAAACATTTCCAGCGGCTGGCCCGGTTAAAACTAAAATACTTGGTGAAATAACTCGTGATAAGGAAGATGCAGCAGACCGTGTTAAAACGGATATGAACTACGAGCTGACTGATGTGATGGTGGAGTACAGGCCAGAGCATGAACGCATGTTATACAGCCTTGGGTTGGCTGGATCAGCGTTTAAGAAGATTTATTTTGATCCAAACCTTGATCGGCAGACCGCAATCTACATCCCAGCGGAAGATATGATCGTCCCCTACGGCGCATCTAACCTAGAATCAGCCGAACGTGTTACTCATGTGATGCGTAAGACCAAAAATGAGATGGTAAAACTGCAAGATCAGGGGTTTTATCGGGAAGTAGACCTTGGTGACCCTGTATCTTTCACCACAGACATTGAAGAAGCCAAGGCTGAACAGTCAGGAATCTCTCTTTCGTCGGATGATCGCTACGCGGTGTATGAAATTCACGCGGATATTGTGATTGACGAAGTAGATGGCGCGGATAAACAGGCTGATGACTTGCAAATCGCCAAGCCTTACGTAGTTACCATCGAAAAAGGCACAGGAACAGTGCTGGCAGTGCGTAGAAACTGGAACCCTGACGACCCATTGATGTTAAAACGCCAGCATTTTGTACATTATGCGTACGTTCCGGGGTTTGGCTTCTACGGATTGGGGCTAATCCACATTATTGGGGGCTATGCACGAGCTGGAACCTCCATAATTCGGCAATTAGTTGACGCAGGTACGTTATCTAACCTGCCGGGTGGCCTGAAATCTCGTGGAATGCGGGTAACTACGGGCGATACACCCATTGGGCCGGGTGAATTCCGTGATGTGGACGTGCCTAGCGGGTCAATACGCGAGAATATCCTCCCATTACCCTACAAAGAGCCAAGTCAGACATTATTGGCTTTATTAGACAAGATAACTGAAGAAGGCCGCCGATTAGGGGCTATTTCAGACATGAATATCTCCGATATGAGCGCAAATGCGCCTGTCGGTACAACATTAGCTCTACTAGAGCGTACCTTAAAGCCAATGGCTGCGGTTCAATCTCGCGTCCATTACGCCATGAAGCAGGAATTTAAACTGCTCAGAGCGATTATGGCTGAGTATGCTCCGTTAGAGTACGGTTATGCGCCTGACCGTGGTACGCCTCGCGCCCGTCAAGCCGACTATGCCACGGTGGAAGTAATTCCTGTCAGCGACCCCAATAGTAGTACGATGGCACAGCGTGTTGTGCAATACCAAACCGTACTACAGATGGCACAGGCCACCCCTCAAATCTATGACCTACCCCAACTGCACAGGCAGATGATTGAGGTCTTAGGGATTAAGAACGCAGACAAGTTAGTACCAACGGATGACGATCTTAACCCTGTTGACCCGGTAAGCGAAAATATGAATGCGTTGGTGGGTAAACCAATAAAAGCCTTTATATATCAAGACCATAAGGCACACATTGTTGCACACGAAGCTTTCCTTGCTGACCCTCAAATTGCTCAAACTATTGGTCAAAACCCAATGGCTAATCAAATTGTAGGAGCGTTAAAAGCGCATATAGCTGAACACACTGCCTTTTTATATAGGCAGCAGATGGAAGAGAAACTTGGTGCTCCATTACCTGCACCAAACCAAGAACTTCCCAAAGAACAGGAAGTACTTCTTGCACAACTTATAGCTACCGCAGGGCAGCAGCTTACACAACAGAAACAAGCAGATGCAGCACAAGCGGCAGCACAGCAAAAAGCACAAGACCCCATCATTCAGATGCAACAAAAAGAGCTAGAACTTAAAGCAGGTGAGCTAAAGCGTAAAGCAGCTAAAGATGCAATGGATGGTGCGTTAGACCAAGAACGTATTGAGCTAGACAAAGAGAAAGCACAGACAAACGCAGTGCTTGAGGCTAGTCGCATAGCCGCGCAGAACCAAGCTACTGAAGCGAAGAATGACGTGGAAGAAGCCAAGGTCATTATTGACATGGCTAAAGCTGCTGGCGAAGAAAAACGAACTAGAGCAGAAGCGCATCGTGATGCGTCTGAAGCCTACCGCGATGACCGAGAGGATAGGTAATGGGTAAAACTGTCTTTGAAGTATTAGTAGAAAGGATTACAGACCAGAAACGGTCTAGCGAAGAATTTATAAGAACTGGCGCAGCTAAAGATTACGCCGACTATAAAGAAGTGTGTGGTGTGCTTCGGGGTCTGGACACCGCATTACGGGAAGTGAATGACCTCTCGCGTATACACATGGAAAGCCAAGATGACTGAAATGACAGCTTTAGAGGTAAAACGAAAGGAGAAATTGAAAGAAGAAGAGATGGCGCAAGACAAGTTAGATGCTCTTATCCCCAAGCCTGTGGGGTATAGGATACTTATTGCGTTACCTAATATAGAAGAAACATTTGATGGTGGGATTGTTAAGGCTGCTAAAACCCTTCGTGATGAGTACATCCTGTCTACAATAGGATTAGTGCTTGACATGGGTGACCAAGCTTACGCAGACAAAGACCGATTCCCTACTGGCCCTTGGTGTAAACAAGGGGATTACGTGATGTTTCGCGCTAATACCGGGACACGTTTTAAAGTGGGCAACCAAGAGTATCGTCTGATGAACGACGATTCTATTGAGGCTGTCGTTGATGATCCGAGCGTAATAGCTCGTGCAATTTGAGGAATAAATTATGCCTATACAAAAAGTAGAGTACGAGTTTCCTGATCCAGATAAGATGGAAGCGGCGGCTGAAGTAGAAGTTAAAATCGCGGAGGAAACACCTGATATAGAGGTTGAAGGTGCTGTAGGCCGTGAAGTTATAGAGAAACCTAAAAAAGAACCACGGGAAGTAAAAGTGGTAGAAGACAAGGAAGTAGAGGTTGAAGTAGTTGATGACACTCCTGAAGCTGATAGAGGCCGTAAACCTTCCGAACCTCCTGAAGAAGTAACTAATGAAGAGTTAGAGAATTATTCTGAAAAAGTCAAAAAACGAATACAACATTTTAGCAAAGGCTACCATGATGAGCGCAGAGCTAAAGAAGCAGCAGAACGTCAAAAAGAAGAAGCTGTTGTGTATGCTAAAAAACTTATGGAAGAGAATAAAAAACTTAAAGGAAGTGTGGACCAAAGCCATAACACTTTAATAGAGTCAGCTAAAAAACAGGTAGAGAGTGAACTTGCTAAAGCTAAGACAGACTATAGGCAAGCCTATGAAGCTGGAGAGCCAGATGCAGTATTAAACGCGCAAACTGCCCTTAATGCTGCTCAGATTCGTATGGACCGAGTGCAGAACTTAAAACCTAAACAAACGGAAGCTTTACAACCAGAACAAAATAATGTTCAATCACAAGAAGTTACAACGCAACAACCTGTCAGGGATGAAAGAGCCGAAGCATGGCGCGAGGAAAACCCGTGGTTTGGTTCAAATGATGAAATGACAGCACTTGCGTTAGGATTACATACAAAACTGACTAAGGAGAATATTAGTCCTCAGTCAGACGAATACTACGAGAGAATTAACTCTCGGATGCGCGAAGTGTTCCCTGCGGAGTTTGACGAGGGAATAGAAGATGAACCGGAGACACCCAAGAAAAAATCGAGCAATGTGGTTGCACCCGCTACGCGGAGCACGAAACCTAACAAGGTTACATTATCGCAAACACAAGTTGCTTTAGCGAAACGTCTTGGAGTACCGCTAGAAGATTACGCCCAACAGGTTGCAGATTTATCAGGAGCAAGTAGAAATGGCTGAGAATAGATTAGACAGAGAGTTAGGAACTAACGAAAAGAAAACTCGTAGACAAGCGTGGAAAAGGCCAGAGCTTTTACCTGACCCTACTCCACAAGATGGCTACACTTTTCATTGGGTTCGTGTTTCTACTAACGGCCAGCCTGATCCTACTAATGTTTCTACTAAACTACGAGAAGGTTGGGAGCCGTGTAAAGCCTCAGACCACCCTGAGATTCAGTTGGTGAGTATTGAGAATGACCGTTTCAAAGACAATATTGTCATGGGCGGTTTAATGCTTTGCAAAGCACCCAAAGAACTTGTTGAGGAACGCAGTGCTTATTACAAAGAAACTAATGAAGCACAAATACGTTCCGTAGACAATAACTTAATGCGAGAGTCTGATTCTAGGATGCCGATCTTTAATGAGCGGTCTACTAAAGTCACTTTCGGTAAAGGATAATTTAGGAGATATTCTAATGGCTACAACAGCAACCCCTTATGGGTTAAAGCCTTTGAATGAAATCGGGGGACTTCCGTACGCGGGGTCAACTCGAAAGCTTCCTATTACTTCTGGCTATGGTACTAACCTGTTTTATGGTGCAGTCGT